CGTAAAAGAACTTAAAAAAAAATTATGATGGATGATAAAGACATACAGGAATACCATAATTTAGGTCGTAAGATACCTTTTAAAGAAAAGTTTCAATATATTTCTGGTAAACAAATCACTGATGAACAAACAGGAAAAAGGGTTTATGAAGTAGATAAATATAGACTTCCAAGTGTGACTACGATATTAGGCGCCACCAAAAACCAAGATTTTTTAAAAAAATGGAAGGCGCGAGTTGGAGAACAAGAAGCAGAACGAATCAAGAATCATAGTTCTAGGCGGGGAACTGCTATGCACAAATTCCTCGAGTGTTATGTGGAAGGAACTGGCTATGATGATCTTACGGGGCTTGGACAAGAGGCGAAAGCCATGGCCAAAAAAGTTATTGAAGTGGGTCTTGCGCCAGTGGAAGAGTGGTACGGATCGGAAGTCACGTTGTATTATCCTGGGCTATTTGCTGGGAGTACTGACCTCGTATGTAGTCACAATGGTATTGATACCATAATAGACTTTAAACAATCGAATAGACCTAAAAAAGAAGAGTGGATTGAAGATTATTACCTTCAAATTGCCGCATATTGCATGGCTCATGACTATGTATATAAATCTAAAATTAGACAAGGGATCATAATGGTATGTACCCCTGACCTATACTTCCAGGAATTTAGGTTCATGGATCATGAATTAAGGCAATGGAAACATAAATTTTTAAAGAGACTAGACATGTACCATGACCTAATGAATGATGAAAAGGAGAGGGCTCAGGTGCCTTTAAAGGGTCTTTTTGAAGAGGATATATCTAATAAAGATTAGTTGAATAAGTGAACATGGATCATGAACCATGGCTTAAACAAAGCAATATTGTGGCAAGAATAAGGCATAGGCAATACATAAGAGTTGTCACAGATAAATGAGACACGAAAAAAAAAAACATGAAAAATTTTTGTCTTTTTGTCATTTTGAGCTAAAAGTGTTGGTATACAACAATAATACGTGACAAAATTAGTGACAGAAACTGTTTTAGTGACATATATTTATGTCATTTACAGCTATTTTTAAGCAAAAGGTTGGTTCAAAATTAGTACAGTGGTGCCTGCCAGGAGACATTTTTGGAAAAATCAATAGGTGATTTATCTGGTACAACTCTTATAGGGGTGATATATTGGGATATGCCCAAGAAAAGACGTAAAGCTATCAACACTGAAACAACTCCTGATATACCTTTTCAAAAAGTTCGAGTGGAGTGGGTCGACTGCGTGAGTGACTCGGCTTGGGCTAGTGATAAAGAGTTTGAGAAGATGAAACTAGCGTATCCTGTTAATGAAGGTTGGTTATATTCTAAGGATAAAGAATCTATTAAGTTATTTGCATCTTATGATAAAGATGAGGATGGTATTACGTTTGGGGATCGTACAATGATTCCTCGTCATTGGGTAAAGAAGATTCAGAAGATATAACTTCTGCCTTACCATCTATTGTTTTTGCATTTAACAAGGGTGCATAATCATCTAAGATTTGTCTCATTTTATTTTCTAATTCTTGCTCAGACATATCTTCTAACTTACCTGTTTTAATAATTTTTCTATCAATATATAATCCCGCCGCCTTACCCCTAGCTATTTCCATATTACCCGCGGTTGAGAATGAATTCTTTTTGAGTGCTTTTTCTTTGATACGATCTAGTTCTGCAAGGTGACCATCAAATGTCACCATATATTTCTGTATTTTTTCTTCTCTTAATTTACCTATGTAATCTACAACAAGCGGATGTATTTTAGGGTTTGTTAGTTCATATCCTTCTTGACTCAATCTATTAGGACTAAATCCCGCTATTCTTGCCGCCTCAGTTTTTGTAACTGGCTTACCGTCTTTGTCCCCAAAGACAAGTGTCTCAGCAAATTTTCTCTGCATTTCTGTAAGTTGTTTTGGTACACCCATATTGACAATTTAAGACAATTATCCTATAAAGTCAATAATGAAAGATTTAGAAAAAGAAATCGCTAGTCTGAAGGAAACTCTGGATGGCTACAAAAAACTGGTTGAAGTTCAAAGAAAAGAAATTTTTGATCTAAAAAAATATGTTTCTGAGGACGTAAAAAACAAAAACTTATTGCAAGGCTATAAAAAAGTGATAGAGGATATCTCATCAAGTAAGTTAAGATAAAAATTCATGAGAGTACAGGATTTGCAATTGTTTTTGAACAATTTTACAACAGGTTCAGATGCAGTAAAAAATGCAGTTATCTATGTGGAGATAAGAGGAAAATTACACGCCATTAGAAGAATGGAAGTGCATGAAAACTCTACCCCTATTATTGGTCAGCCAGGCCATAGTGCGCATAGGTTAGTATTAAAAACTGAGAAACCTTCGAGTCTTATCTTACCAGATAAACTTCAGAAGGATTATTAATGTACCTGTGGGACAAGAAACAAAACTTTATAAACGACTTAAAAACAATTCTAAAACTATTAGTTGGATTCGAATTGAAAATTATAGCTTACTTGGGACTCCTGATTTATTGGGGTATAATAATCATGGGTACTTTTTCACTGTAGAATTAAAAGTATCTAAGGGTAAAAAAGTTCGCTTGTCCCCGCACCAAATATCATTCCATACTAAACATCCCAAAAATACCTTCATCCTTGTAGAACACAAAGATAAACATTTATTGTTTGAGGGACATCACGCGATTGCGCTTGCTGATTCTGGTTTGGTGTCTTCGCTTGAGCCTTTAGCCTGTTCATTGTCAGATTCTATTTCTTTATTCTCTTCGCTTGGTGCTTGAGGCTTTTTATTTTGTTTCCTCAGTTCAGCATAATAGCTTGGATGTTTAAATGTGAATGTCACTTAATTTCAAATTCAAATGGTTTAACTTCATCACCATTATCATATCGTTCAGCAAAGTTCGAGCATTTTTCTAAATTAGATATTTTATCGTCGCTATAAATAATCTCTTCATAATCATTATCGGGATCTGAAACTGAAATATAAAAAAATTGATGAAACATTTTATTACTGTCAACTTCATCACACCATCCAACTGATACAAGCTTGTCTGGAAACTTCTCTTGTATTGCGCATGAGATTGGACAACACTCTTTTGCATTTACGCCTTTACTGAATAGCTTGGGCGCTAGGTCTATATGTTTTTGTTTTACTTCTATTTTCATTATCCTCTCGCTTGTTTGTTAATAATTTGGATTAAGATATGGTATATCTTCTTCAATCAACTCTATACTACACCTTAAACTTTCTAAATGTTGTTTAAACAATTCATCTTCTGGGTTGTCTAAAACATTATCTTTTTTTCTTTCAAATACTTCTTTTAATATTTCAATAGCTTTTTTATATTCTTTTTGTTGCTGTAAATATTTCATATTAATATATCACTCCTAACTCTTATTATTTTTTATACTCATTTACACTTAAAGCCAGTGTTTCAATCTCTTCCCAAATATCTTTCGCAGGCCAGAACTCAATTGGCTCCCATGCATTTTTTTCTAAAAAATTATTAAGCTTGCGATCTGACCATTCATCAAAATCATCGGGTAGGAACGTACATAAATATTTCCCCGACGCCCAAATCAAGTCTTTTTTTAAATTTTTTTGTATTTTTTTCTTTTTGCTCATTAGTATATTACCCCCAAATCTTTTAAAGTTTTTGTTTGATCGTTAGTTAATTCTGTTTCAGAATAAACTGAAATAGAATTTTCCATGTGATTGTCCCAAAATGTATCATCACTTAGACAATTGCTATCTTTTTTATCAATACCCCAAAATTCTTTGCAGTATTGCCATGAACTTTTTTTCTTATCAAAAAGTCTATAGTCAAGATGTTGGTATTCCCCAACAGTACACTCAAACGCTACTAATATATTTTTCATTTATTCCTCACTTTCATTTTCTAATTCATCAATGTATTTTTGAATTTCATCTTGAGCATTTTTTAAATCAACTATATTGAATTCATAAAGATCTGCTCCATTTATTTTTATTTCAATAAAAGGTTTTTTATTTTCCCGTTCCATTTTTATTTCTCGCTTGTTTCTGTTTTATAAATTGTAAAACATTCTGATTTATGATTGTAATCTAATTCAAATATTTTATTCTTATATTTTTTTTCTAAATAATCTGAAATAAAATCATTGATCCAAGATTCATCGTCCCCATCAAAATAATTTTCATCTTTAATTTCTGGGTCTTCTTTATTACAGTATTCTACAAACTCATTACTATTTAAATATAGTGATTTAACACCACCTATTTTTAAATATACTTCTCTCATTTTATCCTCGCTTGTGCGCTTGTTAGTTCAATCCAACGGACGCTTGCGCTTGCGTCCGTTGGTTCCAGTTCTTTAGCCTTAATCAGCATCAACGCGTATTATTCCTGACTAGCTGATTAAATACGGGTTTACTGTATCGCCCTTTATTCGCACAAAATTAAACATCTTGCACAAATCCTTCAATATGTTTATTTTTATTGCAAAATTTCATAAGCTTTAAAAAATATCTAATTGAGCGCTTGTTAGCTGTTATTAAACGCCCGTATTCTTTTTTAAATTTTTCATTTTTTTGAATTTGATTAATTGTAGTTTGTGAATTTAAAATAAAATCATTTAATAATTTAATACGGCCTTTATGATCTAAGCCCGCTAGGTCTTTAAATATTGCCCCGTCGCGTTTTCTATAATGCTCGTAAAATATATTAGACATCTTGAACAAACCCTCTAAAATCTTTTTTTGCCTTACCCTTAGCCCGTAAACCTACAATAACTTTTTTCGGGTCTAAGTGTCTTAGGTCGTGTTTGTCCCCGTCTATAACCTTACGGCCAAACCATGTTTTTGGTAATTTTTTTCTAAAAACTGTTGCAACGTTATATTTTGTCTTCAATATTTTTTTAACGTCTTTTAAATTGTTTTCAGCTTGCGAGTAAGTTAAACAATAATTTTTTGGTATTTTATTCTTTTTATTTAATCTATTAGTTATTTTTGTATAATCAATAAATTGTACATCGGGATTATTTTCCATTAAATTTTTGCCGTTTTCTAATATATAACGCTCGAAGGGTAGGTCGGCCGTTCCATTTAATCTAACAGTGTATTTTAATTTTTTTCTTTTTGCCCGCGCATAACTTAGTTTTATTTCTTTGTCTAAGTGTTTTAAAAATTTTGGCCTATCGGCTAAAAAATAATATTTTTTGTTTAATCTAGATTTTTGAACGGTTGTCATTTGTCCCCGCCCGCTAGTGTTTAAACATAAGTCAATACAAACGGGGCTAGCGCTAGCGCATATATTAACACCGCCTATATTGGACGGGGCAAGATGTAATATTTCACTTAAATATTTAAATTTACCCGATTTTTGCATTTTATAGGTTGAAGACCCCAAAAGTTTTTTTTGTGGTTTATATGTATATTTCATAATTTATAACTTTCATTTTTGCGCCCCGTTAACTCATAATCAACGGGGCAATCACAAGGACAATAACATTTTAACAACATTGTCATTTTCTTATATAGGGTATTGACTTCTATTTGTCAATAGGATAATAAAGGATAATTAAAAATAAATATAACAAAAAGGATAATATAATATGAAAAAAGACGATACATATAAACAAGTTGTTTTTTCGGATAAAAAAATAAAAACATACGAGAAGACAATTAAGGAAACAACAGCCGAAAAAAAGTCTGAATTAAATAGAGCGTTAGATAATATGGTTGATCAAGTTTTTGACAAAAAATATCTCGCATTTTTAAAAGATATTAAAGTTAAAAAAGAATTAGACGCCTTAGAGAAAGCAACAAAAGAACTTAGAGATTTTGAGCGGTCAATAGAGATGAAAAAAGAATCTTTAAAGGACGCTGTAAAATCTAACGCTAAAAAGGTTCAAGTTATTTGTGAACGTCAATCAAAAATAAATGGTTTCGATGTTTACTTCGGTTATAACGATTATGATTTTGACGATTTCAGCGGTAAACTTCAAAAAGTTTGCCGTGAAGAGTTAACAAAGCAATTCAGAAAATCGACAAAAGAGGGTAAGGAATTAGATACAATCGACACTAATGCGAGAAATCTAATTTTAACTTTAAGTTATCCTAATTTAATGGCGAAAGCGGTTGATTTAAATGAGGCTTTAAAAAATGGGTCAAACATGCTTTCAATTTGTTTAAACCCAAATACATTAAAACAAATAGAAAACTAACAGTTGACACTAGGGGACAATATCCTATATTGTCCCCTATATACAGAAATAAAAAGGATATATTAATATGAAAATTGAAGATAACATTTTTAGTTTAACAAAAAATATGGTCAATATAAGTCAATGTAGCTCTAATTATGGAAAATTACATTTTGTTAATGATTTATTAATTGATGTTAATAAAATAAATGTTGACGACGCGTCTAAGGTTAAAATTAAAATATGGCTTGAAAGTCATAAAAAAATTATAAAAGACACAATTAGACAACATGAAACTATTGAAGACCCATTTTTAGATAGTATTTAATATTATGGCTGAATTAAAAGACGAGCATTTTGAAGTTATAGACGGCAACAGACAGCGGGCTTATGAAGAGCGCAAGATTATGCGCCGTGACTTAATAGAGTTTATTAAAAATTGTGACAGTTTTAAATTAATGAAATTATATGATGAATACAAAAGAATTAAAAAAAGATAATAATTTATTATCTAAAAAAGACTTTTTAACTATGGTTGAAAATGACCCTAATTTAAACATAGCCGAGTTTAAAAAGATGAAAATTAAAGATTTAAGAGAATTTTTTAAACTTACCCATAAAATAGACGGGCAATATAAAAATTATTATGGGTATTGTTTTAAGTGTTTAACGCCGTTAAGGGCTGATTATAAACACCATGAAAACTACTGTTTAGATTGTTAAAATAACCTTAAAAAATCACACCGTTAAATATATAAATTAGTATTGATTTATATATTATTTTTGCCATTTTAAGATAGTTTTTGACCCGTTGCGCGTGGGTTATTTTACTTGCAAAAGGCCGTGAGCCGAAGACCTTAAAAAACTTTTTTAAAACCCTTGTTCATGGTTCATGAACCATTAACCGCTTGCGCGTTGTTTGTGTAAATTTTTTCGCTTGCGCGCTTGTTAGTTCGATTAGTCGCTTGTGCGCTGTAAAATAAAATAAAAATAAAAATTTTCATTTTAAAATGTTTACGGGGTCATAGGTGTAGGCATAAACTATGACCCCGAAAACATGAGCCGTGAGCAATGGCGCACGGCTCATGATTTTTTAATATTCCCCGTTCATCTGGGCGTCGAGCAACGCCCGACGCTCGAGGTGATCGATTTGCTCGAAAGTGTCCATTTTTTCGATGGTAGTCTCGGCGTCTCTTCTGGCCTCATTCTCAATAATTTCTTTAAAATCTGGGGCTATAATTCCATAACCGCCAAAATCTCTATAAATATTGAAATTATTGGATCTTATATAATTATCATCAATTTTTAAGGCATAGCCTCGCGCGTCCCCATTAACAAATATATTCTTTTTATATTTTAAAATGGCTTGAACTTTGTCCAAGATCTTAGACGCCTCACTATCCCACGTTAATTGATCGATATCCCCATTACAAAAATCAACGGCTAATCTATGGGCTTTGTTCTCAAGCTTAAATAACCGCTTTGATAGTTGAACGGGGTCAATATTCGGATCAAGATTAAACACGGCTTTTAAATCTTGGCCATGTTTCGTGATCATCGAATATAATCGTTCTTTTTTGTTCATATTATTATCCTTTATTTTTATCCTATATTATCCTTTACATTTATTTTAAAATAAAATAAATATCAAGGTATATTTTCAAATTATTGAAAATAAATTAACAATTAAACAAGGATAATGAAACAATGTCATACTTTGAAATAAAAAGAAGAATGGTTGAATTGGTTTATATTTTAAGATCTAGACCAAATGACCAAAAAGCTAGATCTGAATTATCAGATCTAAAAAATAAAAATAAACTAG